GTTTGAGCGCCAGCAGCAGCCGAAGAAGCGTCCAGAGTGCAGGTAACAAGCCAAAGCTCGCTAAATACACCTTGAAGCATCTTAGAGCCTTGCTGACTAACAACAGCAGTAGCAGCAGCCATATTTTCTCCTTTAAGAGCGGGTAAAGACCCTTAAGACGCTCTTAAGAGCCTTTACTTTTATTTCCTTAGAGGCTGCACAGTAACACTTGTGATGTTACTGTGCAGTTACTCAGTTAGGGTTGATTAGCCCGGAACCGCAATCGCCATGTAACCGGCGGCATTCGGGTCAGTGGCGGTCGCCGAAGTACGGATGCCTTTGACACCGTAGATCGTGTCCGCCGTGAGCAGCGTAGCAAGGTATTCTTGCTTGTACTGCGTCTGCGTCCGAATGTTCTGCTGCATAGCCAGCACAAGGGCATCGCTATGGAACAGAAGGCAGATACGAGGCTTACTCGCGTGCGCCGAAAGGGCGGTATCACAGTTGGTTGTCGTATAGACATCCACACCGTAGATATTGCCGATTTGGCCGTTACGGATAGTGTTGCCACTCGCCGATTCGCCAACGAAAGCCTGCTCAGTGAAGCGCGAGAGGCCCATCAGCACGTTACGAGCCGACGGAGGCACGACAAGGTGACGATCCTCGAAAGGAATGTCGTTGTCGTCAAGCGTCTGCATCACGCGCCGAAGACCGGCATCAGTGAGCGCCGTAGCGTTCGACCAAGCCGCGTTGGTGGACGACGTGTAAGCTGTCGTGCCATCACCACCGATCACCGCAGTCTCATAAACCGCTGTCGAGTTCGTGCCACCGTAAGCCGCACGACCAAGCTGGATCAGATCGGTGTCGATCTGTTTCGCAAGCTGGTAACCAGCGTCTTTGGTGTAGAACTGACGCGCGCTCGAAAGAGCCTGCACAGCCGCGAAGTCTTCGATGAAGCGCGAATACTCGTAGTGTTTGTTGACCACCACAGTGATTTCGCTCTCAACGTTCCCTTGCAGCGTGACAGCAGTACCGGCAGCTTTCGCATACGCAGCGCCGCGAGTCGGCATCGGGATGTGCAGCGTGTCGCCTTTCTTGCCAGTGAAGGGCATCTTGCTAACAAGATTACCCATGACAAGACGCTTTTTGAACGCTGCGATAACCTCGTCTGACCAAATTTCCCAGTAACTTAATAGTTACTCCGACTATCGCATCACAAGAGTTTTCTTATCTTCTCCTGTGCCAGATCACTTAGTCTGTGCGGGTCCAGTTTCATCGCTTTAAGTTCTTCCCTCACAATGGCTCTTATTTCTTCCGAAACGTGTTTGCCTTTGAGGTTATTCTCCATCCACAGGAGAAAACGAGCTTGTTCATGTTTAATATACAGATGGTTCTGAATGTTTCTCAGAAACGGACAGACTGTTTGGTATCCTACTAGTTCCCAACAGGAAGAATCTTGCCAGTTTTGATTCTTAGACACTCTGTCTGAGATAAAACCGCCATGATTTGTCCGTAACATTTCGAGTAAGAAGTTTGACGACTTAGCCATTCCGATTCTCACCCGAGGACGTACATAGATTCCATTAGTAATCTGCACGTCTAAACATCCTTCGCCATCAATTAAACCGGCGATATACTTCCAACTTAGTCGCTTCATTTAGACTCCTTGTCTAAGAACTGCGATGTTGTACTTCTGGTTCCCTCTGGTTCCTTTCGGTTCCAGTTATTCAGATCTGGTTTTACATCCCCAAAATTACAGGCTAGGGATAAACTTGTCGAGGTTAGTAGAGGTGACGATACTTGCTGTACCGCCCGGATAGGAAGCTGTGGACATTGCCATGACTTATACTCCTAGGGTTTCATTTAACACGCCCCTCGTTATATGCAGCGAAAATCTCCGGTTGGAGTTCAGCATATCGCTCAGGGTTCTGGATTTGCAGACGGATTAGGTCAGCACGCCGGTAAATCTTCTTACCTGTTTCGCCTGTACCACCAGCATCGACTGAAGCAGACTTAAGTTGCCTTGTACTCTCGTTTCGCAGTTGTGCAGCACCTTCAGCCACAATCTTTTGGCGAGCAGAACGAAGTTCTTTATAGGTAGTAAGGAGTTCGTTCGCAGCTTCAAAATCGAAGTTCTTATCGGCAGCATGAAACAACTGTTGACGAATAGGCGACTTTAACACAAACTCTGAGAACTCAGGATCTTGCATGATTTCTTTGTAGTCACCATGCGTAGCGATGAGTTTCTGTTTGTTTGTAAGCCTGTCCAGTTCCTGGCCTTTCTGCACTGCTGCCAGGATGGCTGGGTGTGTCGCCACGACCTTATTGACCGTGTTGACGGGATCAGCAAAGAAATCAACTTCGCTAATCTCAGGTTGTGTATTCTGGGCAGGCTCGGAAGTTAACTGCCGTTTAATGAGTTGGTCAGCGAGTTGGCGAACTTCCGCGACTTCGTTACCTTGACGACCAATAACCTTTTCGGCTTCTTGGTACATCTTGATAAGGTCTTTGGTAGACTTACCGCGAAACTTGACTGGAATATCTTCTTCCAGGGTTTGCGCAGCTTGTTCAAGTTGCTGTTCTACCGCTTTAAACTCATCAACAGAGGCTTCGTTGATGTCCATATTCACAAGATCATCCATTGTACTACCTCCCGCCGCTATCACGGTTGTGGGTTAAAAGAAACTACCAGGGTTTGTCGGCGTATAATGAGCTTCCTCACGTTTACGTTCCCGACTTCGTTTACCAGCTTCCTCATGATCCCTAGTCCAAGCATCAGCACGGGTTGGAAAGGCTCCTGACCAACCTTCGAGTTTAAACTTGCACGCAGAGACTACTTTAGTTGCTGGTTCGTCGCACACACGGCACAGGATTTCTAAGGTTTCCTTGTCTACAAGAGCTTCAGAAATATGGCCGTCTTTACAGCGGAAATCACGCATTAGTTTCATGCGTCAATTCCTTGAAGTTCTCTTCAACTGCGGACTGCCACTTAACTAACCAGTTAAGGATGGAGAGTTCTCCGCGCTTGAAGTTTAGTTCTTGTTCAGTCTTGATGTTGCTAATGGTATCGGTATTGTCGATAATGTCCATTAACTGGTTTAACAAGTTTTTCCAGCCTTCAGTACCAAACATCTCAAACTGGCTTTCATACCAGTCTTTAGTTTCTTGATCCATATGCGACCTATAGTGTTTCGTTGAGAATAGTCATTACTAGAATTTCTATTTCTTCAATCTTCTTTAGAAGCTTTTTATTATGTTGGTCATAAGTAGCGGTTAAGGAAAGCTTCGTATCTTTTATTTGAAGTTCTAGTTCCGACTGTTTATGCTCAACACGAACAATCCTATCTTCAAGTTCTTCTACTGTAACTTTCTTAACAAAAACTTCTTCTACTTCAATCTTAGTCGGAACAACAACTTCTTTAGTAAGTTGTTTAAGAGCTTCGATAATCGGACGAAGACTCTCTTGTGTTACTTCTAAAGCTTTTACCTGCTCAACTGCTCTTGAAGGCTTATTACGTTCGCTAAGAAGCTCTTTAACGGTTTCTTGTGTCTTTAACCATTCTTGAGACTCTACTTCTTTAAGCTTCTTCTTTTGTTTTTTAGAAAGATTCCTACCCGTGCCTACGCCACCATGCCCCGAGATTAAAACACGGGTAGTCTCATCTTCGCGAAGAAGGTAGTAACCATCTTCTCGCAATAAATATCCACCATCTTCACGAAGAATTGCCATTACTTACGGACCGACAGCCCCGACCTCGACCCCGCCGCCTTTGATCTCGCGCGGCTTCTTCGCATCGACGACAGCCTCGACCGCAGCCTTCGCGGCCTCGACAGCCGCAGCCTCGGTCGGCGCGACGATCTTCGCGACCCGGTCGGCGTGCTGGATGCGGTAGGACTGCGCGGCCCTGGCCATCACCATCTGGACGTAACCGGCGTCGTCCATGCCCAGGTCGGGGTGCGGGATCTGCTTGCCTGCGTTGTCGGGGTCGTCGATGGTTTCCGGCAGGCTCGCGACGTACTTCTCGCGCGCGGCGGTGATGCCGGCCAAGTCCAACTCGTTGTCGACGGTGATCGTGAAGTCAGTCATTGGTGCCGTCCTTCAGTGTTTCGACGTTCTCGGAGCGCGCCGCGATGGCCGCGTCGCCCTGCTGCTTGATCTTGCCGAGCAGCGGCGCGCTGACCTTGAAGGGCAGTTCCGCGAGCGCGGCGAGGATGAGGTTCACTTCCTCGGGGGAGAGTTTCAGTTCGATGTCGTTCATGGTTCGATGGCGACCTGTTGGGCCGCGCCAGTGGGGAAAAGAGCCATCAGCCGCGTCTTGCCGCTGCCGTTGTCCTCGGCGTACAGGCGCACCGTGTTCGACGCACCCGCTGCGGGCGCGGTCATCTCGGTGAATTGCTGGTAGTTCGCGCCGAGCGTCACGCCGCCCGTGCCGGCGGGCGTAAGCGCGACGTTGAGATTGTCGCCGCCTGTGCCTGCGGTTTCGGCGGCGAGTTCTATCCCTGTCCCGGCCGTCGTGTTGATCGCGGCGCGCTCATGGTTCGAACTATCAGTGAAGGTCGAGTACACGCGCAGTTTTTGGGCGTTCGCCGAATTCCTCTGCGCGAGGGTGCCAGCGGCGTCGCGGTATAGGCGAACGTCACCGTCGGACCCGTGCGTGTCAGTCAGCGAGAGATGGTCTGATGCGGCCAAATACCCCTTCACGAAATTCGATGACGTCCAGAGATTCGCGTAATCCGTCAAGCCGGCATTGAACACGCCTAACGCAGTAGGGCTTGAGCCAACCGGCCCGATGTTCGGTCCGCTGCTTCCCGCCTTGAACCCGATGTACGCGGACTTGAGCACGCGCACCATGCTTGCGGCCCCGACCTGCAAGTCCATCAGCAGAGACGACGCGTTGCTCGCCGTGTCGGTGATGTTGAGCTTGATCGCCGTCGGCGTCCCGCTCGTGTTCCACGTCCCCGACAGGTCGATCATCGACTGCGCGTTGCTGCCGGTGAGCGAGTAGCCGGACGCGACGATGGCGGACGTGTTCGCGGCAGGGGTGTGCGTCTGCGTGGCGGTCCACGTATTCGCAAGCGCGAGCAGGTAGTTCTTGATGTCAGCCGGGGTTGCTTTGTAGTTCGCCCCAGCCTGGACAACAGGTAAATATTCAGTTCCAGTTAATGAGGTGACTGATGTTTCTGCGCTGATCTTTACGTCAGACATTATTCACCCTTAGAGACGGATTGAATGTTACCTTCAGCGTCACGCTCAATCTTCAGACGAGCTGTGCGATTCTTTTCTACAGTGTCATGCACTTTAGCAGATTGTTGGAGTTTAGCGATCAAGACATTGTTCTCGGAGTCTTTCTCTTTAGCAGCGATGTCCCTAGCTTTAAGACCAATCTCCATAATCCTAGCGCGCTTCTCAAAGTCACCTTGTTCGTTGTCTTCATTGAGGTTGTTTGATAAAGCAGCTACTAACTTAGCCTTAGCCTCAATCGGTGTAGCCTGAGCTTCCGCCTGAGCCTTCTGAGCCTTAGCTTGTGTCTCTTGCACCTGAGCTTGAAGCTGGGCGGTCTGGAGTTGTTGCACTTGAACTTGAGCCTGTTGCTGTGCAGGATCAGGCTTAGACATCTGAGTCAACGCAGCCATCAGTTTTTCACGTGAAGACAGCGAAGAATTTTCAACCACACCTTGCAGAAGCAAAGGCACGATGGGCGACTGAGGCCCAAGCGTAGACATGAGACTGATGAACTGTTGTTGTTCGTACTCCCTAGCCATGATACCTAACGTGGACGTAGGAATGAACTTGAAGCTCTTGACAGGATACCGGTCAGGATCGAACTGCATACGCCTGACAGACATCTTCCAAATCAGAGGCATTAGGAAGTCTTCTTGGAAGTTAATCAGCGAACGCTTGTTCTTTTTGATGATGCCTGAGAGAGCCATCGCCATTCCACCAGCATCAGCCTGATTCCCTACCTGTTGCGGTAGGCCAGAACTATCTAGAGTCCCTGTGGCTTGCTGGAGATAACGTTCAAAGAGTTGCGCAGTCTGTACCGAGACTGGCTGCACTTGTCCGAAATTGAATGGAAACAAGACCTCTTTGGGATCACCGTTGGTCAAAACAGACTTGCCTGGACGAATCTCAAACTTGAAGCCACGAGGCATCCGAGTGGCGTCTAAGCCCATCATAGGGGCTGTGGCAAGGGCAGAAGCGTCTAAATGCATACGCAGTTGAGCATCAAGCCCCTTCTGCATATTGTAGCCCTTCTCAACCGTCCCAACGCCCCAGAAACGACCAGCAATGGTGTCAGGACGATAAGCAATGATCGGCCGGTCTTGAAGCATGTACGGGTTAGCTTCAGCCTTCAGAAGGTGTCCTTCGTCGGCAATGACGACAATGGCTTCAACCATGTCACCAAAGTCTTCCTCGTACTGGTCATCCAGTTCCGACGTACCGTATTTCGATTCCTCTACCGCATCCTCTACTTTGTCAGCCTCAGTGTCCTCAGTATCTTCCAGGTATTCACGAGGAACCAGACCATAATACTTGATAACCTTGACTCGCTGTTTGTCGAAGTCATTAACCTGCTGGACAGGTTCCAACTCAGGATCAGAAGCAGAAACATCAAGATTGCAGTAACGATAGATCCCATCCGTCATTCCTTTGACGATAACGTGCAGCGACATGAATTCTTCGACTGCACAGCCTAGAGCATCGTCAATATCAACAGCATTCGGATCAATCAGGAAGTTTTTAGGCGAAACAGGGCGAGCCTGGATTGAAACACGCTTGTTCTCTTTAGTGCCTACGGCAAGCAGGCCCGGAATGCCTAAATCCTGCGTTGTAGGAACTGTTTCGGTCGCTTCCTTGATGGTAATCTCGGCAACACCTGTGCCATAGACTTCGCCAAGCTGGTTAATCTGGGTAATACCACGCTTAACCTTGTCTTTCTTGAAGTCTTCAGCTAAACGGGTCTTCAGAAGCGCAATTTCTTGCTGTTCTTGAGGATCTTCAGAGGGTTCGACGTCAAACCACTGATTACGACCAAAGATAGCCTCTTCCATCTCAGCCTGCCGGGACTCAATAGCCTGTCTAATAGCGGGGGAGACAATCTGGGAGCGTTCAGACATCCTAGTCTTGTCCGATTCCGTCCAAAGACCACGCCACAGACGTTCGTACTCCTCCCACTTGTCTAAGTAGTTGGCATTTCTGTGGTCACGCCACATATCCGTCTGATTGACGACAAACTGAACGAGTTTCATCTCGTTTTTTGTCATCTTTTTGTAGTTTTTGCCTTCAGTTTCAGCCATATTAAGGCTATTCCTTTGCATCAATATGCAGCAACTGCGTCGTAGACTTCGTATTCATCCTCAATTTCCTTCATGTAGACGGTAACGGCTACCTGATCCACATAGGAAAGAGCATCTACCAAGTCATCGTGTGTTTTGGGATCAGGAAACTGTAAAAGTTGGTCGATAAACGTGTAATTCCAGTCACCTTTGTTCAAAGTGATGCGTCCGTGCTCAAGACGACCTTGCAACGACCACACAATCCTGTCTGTTTTCTTCTGATTACCGTGTGTAACGTCTTCGATGCGCGGAAAGAAACCTACACGCTTCATGATGTCAAGCATATAGGGAAGAATAGCGTTCTTTAGTGCCCCTTTTTCGATCCCAATGATGCGAACGTTGTTGTCCTTTGCCATCTTTAGGATTCGAACTGCTGTTTCTCTAACGTCCCAGCGTCCAAAGTCGATGGTTTTCACCCACCAACCTTGCTCATTCACCTTAACCAGTGCCAGAGCAGACTGGTCTAGACGCTTCTTCCTGGCAGAATTCTCTCTTGCAACGTCTTCAAAGCCTGCTAAGTCGACTGCCATGTAGTAGTCACCCTCTTGAGGCTCTTTGTCACTGAACTTCAACCACTCTTCTTTGAAGACTTCGGAAGCAGCAGCCTCGAAAGAAGCCATGAACTCCTGCCGGAAGGCAAAGGAGGACATCGACTTCCTAGCAGCTTCGATCTCCAGCGGGTCTAAGAAGGGGTTATCGAAGGAGGTGTAGTGGAAAAAGGCCCAATCTTTGTCTTCGCCACTCTCAGCATACTGATACAAGTCATAGAAATGGTTTCGACCGGCGGGTGTTCCGATGAACATACAACCACCACGAACATCTGAGAGAGCAGGACGTACGATCTGTTCCCATACGAAAGGCTTCATGGAAGCATATTCATCAATCACGGCATATGCTAAACCAACACCGCGAAGTGTGTCTGGACGGTCAGAACCTTTGAGACAAATCTTACGCCCATTAATCAACGTAAGTACGGCCGTGTTCTCATGCGCTGCAACAATAACCTCATGTCCTAGTTCTTTTAACATTCCCCATAAGATATCCTTCGCTTGCTGGAAGGTAGGGGCAATGTAGAAGACGTCTTTCTCTGTACTTTGTAACGCTGTAATTAAAAGAACCCAAGCAGCTAGGCGGGACTTCCCGAAACGTCGACCAGCGGCAACCACTTTAAATCGGCAGGGGTTATTGTAGATCTCTAACTGTGCTGCATGAAGTTTTACGTTAAGGCTTGCCATGGTCCCAGAGCTTTATGCTTCTGATATCGTGCATTAGGCATTTTATGTTTCTAATATCGAACTTAGATCTTTGTAAGAATAGCCGCCATGTCTTCGATCTCTTTCTGATCGTTGATAGCGTGCTTGATGACACCCGTGTAGTCACATCGGTATTCTGTGTTGTGCGGAGTGTAAAACTCTCGCCACTGCTTCTGAAGATACTTATACCACGACTCAGACACAGGGGGCCACTCATGGGTTAAGTCACCAAAGGCTCTGTGGTTATTCCAGTACGGGGTGACGATAGTCAGGATACCACCGGACTGTAAGACTCTGTAGGCTTCGTTGACGAAGTGAATACGCCCTTTGGCGTTTAGATGCTCGACCATGTGAGAACACCAAATCTCTTCGACTGAGTTATCCTTCCAGGGCCACTTCTTCTTGCTTATGTCCAGAACCACATCTACTTCGGGGAACTTCATTCGGTCTACGCCTATGAAGCCCTGTTTAGGTTCACGACCACACCCAATATCAAGCTTCATCTTGTTCCATATCAATCGTCTCTGGTTCAACCTTCATGTCATTGACACCAGTGATGTTGATAGTGATTGCGTTGCTTCCTCGTTTGGCGTCCTTCTCGAATAACGACAAAGGAAGCATACGATCTAAGCACATCTTCAAGGCTGCCATCTGACCTTGATGCCCATCGTCCATGGCAATGTTGACGATCTTGTTGATAACCTTATCGCCGGTAGTCGACAATAAGCGAGCCTTAAGTTCTTGGATTCGTGCACCATCCCCTTTAGGACGACCTACGACACCAGGGTGCTTTTTGGCTTCAATCAGTGCTTTAGGTGGACGACCTCTACGGGCAGGTTGTTTGACGACAAGATCAGTCTGAGTCTGCATGTAGTTCTTTATAGAAGTGTGTAGATGAAGTACACAGAAGATAAGATACTAGGAGATTACTATAAGAATTTAAGGGTTACTACAAGGATCTTAAGGGATCTTATGTACACCTCAGTTCTCTTAGTTAAGAGTGCCTAGTTCTTAACTCTTTCGTCCTATACAGTCTATTATACTCCTTTCTTCCTTGACTTACAATACTATAGACACTACATCACTCAAACTTTCCGACGGACGGTCGTAAATGCTGAAGAAAGAGGTAGACTGCTCTGATTTCTTGTGGACTAGCATCCTGCTTTATCTTGTTAGCGCGGAAGGAAATGATGATCGTATTCTCTTTGGTATAGCCTTCTGTAGGGTCAAGACGGTCAAAGGAGGGTGAGTTGTCTCCTAAAAGTTGTTTATAGTAGTCCAATTCAATCCCTAAAGCGGGACATCTCTCAGGAAATACTAATTCATCGAACTTCACAGTAAAAGGAATACCTGTTCGGCTCGCGTTAGCTTTCTTGGCTTGGAACTTCTTACGGCAAATCCTCCTAAAGTTCTTCTCACTTGGTTCTAACACAAAGGTGTCTTCGTCTTCTTCAATTTGTTTCTTTTTTCGTAGAGTCTTTCTCGTTTCAATACCGAACTGTTTGTATAGTTGCTGTACTCTAGCTCCACTGACACCTAAGACGTTGCCTAGTTCTTTATACGTCTTTCCTTCCTGTGCCCCCGTTGTCAGAATAGTTCTACGATCAAGTTGTGTAGTCATTTGAATCTCCAAAGTTGTATTGAGCATTGTACCACATACAGTTCCATTTGTCAAGTCTTTTCTGTATCTTTCGAGTTATATACAACACTTCAGTAGGGGCTGTGCCCTGTGCGGACCTACTCAGTTTTGAGTAGTCTCCGCAGTGCCCTTTTTCTATGCGCTTTCTATACATGGAAAGTGGTATTACAATCCTGATTTGAATAGGGTTTCATATTATGGAATACTACTCCGTTTTATGCAATATAATGCATTTTCTTCCTATTTTGTCCTGGACAATTCCTATTTTGCCCTTTGTTGTGGCTAGGCGGGTACAGTAAAATTTACAGCACAGCCACGCCCCCACCCCCCTATGACTACACAGTCACGAATCAGACTGGGAAGTCATGTGCTGACTGCGCAGTCTAAACCGTGACTCGACAGTCACGATATAGCGTGCCAACATGTAGCACGCACCAGTACGGTGCAGTCCTGTACCATACACTAGTGTACGGTGTAGTCCTGTGTTGTCCTGGACAAACGGGGTAGTGAGGGGCTGTGTGGCACCCCATAGTTACTACCTATCAACTGTGCAGTCTCAATAGCATTGTGCCATCTGTGCCATTGTGCAGCAATGGCGGACACTATGCACTATTGTGCATCAGTTTATCATTGTTGTATCATTACAACCAATCTACCCCTGTGTCCGCGTACTGTCGGGATTCCTTCAACCTGTATTTTGGAGTATCAAATGGCTGCGAACCTTACTCAACGTAAAGATGGCATGACCGAATTCGCCTATCGCGCTCTCGACGGCGGAGCTTGGCACAGTTCCGGCCAAGCGATTGACGAGCAGGACGTCGACAACATCGCAGCGTGGACCAAGCAAGCTGGCATGGACTGGACCGCTGATCCGAGCGCAATGACCTACTACGATCCTACGGGCAACCTACGCACTGTGCCTGACCGCTTCATCCTGATGCGCTCCGACACTGGCGACTACCTCGGGGACGTATCCGACCGCTACCACACGGTACAGCCTTCCGAGTGCCTGGAATTCTTCCGGGATTTCGTCGGCGTCGGCGGCATGAAGTTGTCCGCTGCCGGTACGCTCGACGGCGGTCGTAGGTTTTGGGCTACTGCGAAGATCCAAGACATCGCGCCTGTGTCGATGCAGGACAGGATTGGCATGTTTGTTTTGATGCACACGTCCTGCGACGGTAGCAGAGCGACCGAAATCATCGTGTCGTCCGTTCGCGTAGTGTGTCAGAACACGCTTGCTGCCGCTCGACGCAACGCACGGCAGACTGCCAAGTTCTCGCACAAGCGCCGGTTTGATGCCGAGCAGGCGCAGTCGATGATGGGATTGCTGCAAATCGAACAAACCATCAAAGACTTCGAGCAGAACATGGTGCAACTTGCCAATACG